ATATACCAATAGAGATTTTAGTTCCTTAAGACAAGCATTAATAGAATTTACTAAAACATATTTTAGTAGTACATATAATGATTTTAGTGAAGCCTCACCTGGTATGATGTTTATCGAACAAGCATCATATGTAGGGGATGTACTTTCATATTATACTGATGCTCAATTAAAGGAATCATTTATTAATTTAGCTGGTAATAAAAATAACATTTATCAATTGGCACAAAACTTAGGATATAAGCCTAAGATTTCTTCTCCTGCTACAACTACTTTGACTTTATATCAAACAATGCCGGCATTAAATGGTGAGCCAGACGATAGATACTATTTAAAAATAAATGAAGGAATGACGGTTAGTTCTAAATCGTTTCCAAATATTCAATTTATAACAACAGATATCGTTGATTTTGCTGACCCTTATAATAGAGAAATCACCGTATTTCAAACCGAAAGTATAACAGGTAATGTATTATTATATTTAGTAACTAAAACTATAACCGCTATAAGTGCAGCGAGATATACACAAACATTTGATTTAGGAGAATTTAAACCAAATCCAACGGTTAAGGTTAATAGTACAAATTTTATTAAAATAGAAAAAGTTACGGATGCAAATCAAAACATCTATTATGAAGTTCCGTATTTAGCACAAGAATTGGTTTATATAAAATCACCAAATTCAGAATATACTGAACCAAAGCTTTCTCATAGTCCAGAATCACCTAAATATCTTTTAAAATTACAAAAAACAGATAGAAGATTTACAACTAGATTAATAGATGAACAAAATATTGAATTAAGATTTGGTAGTGGAAATGCATCTACACCGGATGAGTTATTAATTCCAAATACAAAAAATGTAGGATTGGGATTAAACAATTCAATTAATAGAATGGGTGAATCATTTGATCCTTCTAATTTTTTAAAAACAAACACATATGGTATTGCACCAGCAAATACAACATTGACAGTTACTTATTTAGCGGGTGGTGGTTTATTATCAAATGTTCCAAGTGGTGAATTAACACAAGCAAATTATGTATCATTTATTGAAGATATATTATCGATACCTGATATAGATTTACCTACATATCAACAATGTAAAAGTTCATTGGGTGTTGAAAATTTACAATCAGCAAGTGGTGGTAGAGGTAATGAAACATTAGAAGAAATTAGAGAAAATGCAATTGCAAACTTTGGTGCACAAAATAGAGCAGTAACTAAAAAGGATTATGAAGTTAGAGCATTGGCAATGGACCCAATTTTTGGTAGTATTGCTAAAGCATATGTAGAACAAGATGGTAACATAGATACAGGAGCGGCCCAACAATTATTAAGAAATCCATCGGTTAAAAAAGATTTCATTGGTTTAGTTAAAAATTTACAAAAATCATCTGATACTGAAATTATAGATGCCTTAGATGTATTTTTAAAAACAAAACAAACCTTTGCAGTAGAAAGTAATCCATTTGCAATTAATTTGTATTTATTGGGATATGATACATATGGTAATTTAGCTAATTTAAATCCTACTATTAAACAAAATTTAAAAACGTATTTAGAAGAATTTAGATTAATGACAGATGCTATTAATATTATAGATGGATATGTTATTAATATTGGGGTTAATTTTGATATAACCGTATTTTCAAATTATAATAAAAGAGAAGTAGTTTTAAATTGTACACAAGCAATTTCTAATTACTTTGATATCACAAAATGGAAAATGGCACAACCAATTAATATAAGTGAATTAGAATTAGAAATAGCAAATGTAGCGGGAGTTTCTTCCGTTCCTAAAGTTGAAATTATGAACTTAGTAGATGCAAGTGGAACTATGTATTCTCAATATTCATATAACATTGTAGAAGCAACTAGAAACAAAATTGTTTATCCATCGTTAGACCCTTCTATATTTGAATTAAAGTATCCGGGTAAAGATATTAAAGGGAGAGCATTATAATGATATTATTTTATACAGCATCACAAGATGCAACTATATACTTACAACAACCTTACCAAAATACCGGTATAGATGAAATGTTGGAATTATCAAAAGTATATTATGGTGATACACCTGATATGAGTAGAGTGTTAATTCAGTTTAATAATATTGAATTACCAATTGTTCCATTTAGTGCATCATTACAATTAAAAATAACTAAAGCAGATGAAATAGCTGCTAGATTTAATATTGAAGCATATCCAATTTCACAAAGTTGGGAGAATGGTACTGGTACTCGTTTTGATAACATTACTACTAATGGAGTTACTTGGTATTATAAAAATGGTGATAATACAACTACTATTTGGAATAATACATATGTAGTAGGACAAGGAGCTAGTTTTAACCCCTTTACAACGGGTTCTCAGACTGGGCTTGGTGGTACATGGTTTACATCATCGGTATCAACACAATCGTTCCAGTACACAATAGAAGATATTAATTTAGATGTTACTGATTTTGTAAAAGAATGGAATAGTGGTAGCATAGAAAATAATGGTATTATAATTAAGTTCTCTACTGATAAAGAAAACGATTCGGTTGATTATGGTAGTATTAAAATGTTTTCAAAAGAAACTAATACAATATATCAACCTAAATTAGTTATTACTTATTTAGAAGATGATTCGGTTAGTGGCAGTTTGACTACTATTACTGATTTTATTAATAGCAGTAGTTATGATGTTTCATATAGATGTTATTCACCGAATTTAAAAACTTCATATCACGAAGGTCAAAAGGTAACTATTAAAATTGATGCAAGAGAATTATATCCAATCAAACAATTTAATTCTACATTTGCATATCAAGTTAAATATTACTTACCATCTTCGGCATATTATAGTGTTATTGATACTTTAACAAAAGAAACAATAATAGGATATTCGGATGCAAGTAGAGTAATACAAGGAGAATTTAATAACTTAGTAAAATTAAACTTTTCAAATTGGCCAGTTGGTAGAAACTATACATTGTTAGTAAAATCAATTGATGACCATAATGAAGAAATTTTTGAAATCGGTACATTTGATATTTACAAATAATGGCACTAACTAAAAAATATATAGATACAACTAATAGTACGGAAGAAACGATTACTACTAAATTATATTTAGACCAATATAATACGAATGAATTATCTAAATCAGTTAATTTACAGGTAACTGAACTTATAAAACCATTACCTGAAATACGATTAGATTTAGTTCCCAAACCAATATATGATACCGAATTATCACATAGTGCGGATTTACAAATTGAAGTAAATATGTTAAACGCAGATGTTGATTCTTTAAAAGCAAGAGTACAGGCGTTGATGGCGGATAGTAGTTCTTTATATCTTGATAATGATAATTTAAGAGTTCAAAATGCAGTTTTAAATAATAAATTAGGCTCTATACAAAAAACAACATTAGATTTAAAATCTAATTTAACAACATCATTAACTAAAGCTATAAATGAAGCAACTGAAAGAACTTCAATCGAAGCAGAGAATACAGGACTAGTAGCACAAAAAACCGCATTGATTAAACAAATAGATACATTAAATAATTTATTAGCACAAGCAAATGCAAGTTTACAAGTAGCACAACAACAATTAAGTGCTAAACAACAAGCGGTTGCAGCGGGTGGTATTGCAACGGGTGAATTATCTACAATTGTATTTGATGGTGGTGACCCTACCAAAAAGAAAGTTGAAGGAAAAGATTTAGCAAATGATTATAATGGTGGTACTGCCCCGGCTGGTAAATTTGCTGCAGCTGGTGACCCTTGGAAAAATAATTTTAGTGCATATTTTGATGTAGTTGCAGGGCCTAAAGATATATTAGTAACAATTGAGCCGATAAGTGGATATAAGCAAATCCCATGGGATTTTGGTTTCTCATTGCCTATTAAATTAAAAGCAAATGAAACAAAAAGATTTGTAATGAATGATAAATCAAATTCAGCATGGGTAACTGGTAATAATGGTAATGATGGTGGTAGTTTTTGGAAAAGCTCAAAACCCTCAGTTACCGATTGGAAATTTACTATTAAAGCTACCGATGTAGACGTTGCTGGGAAAACTGAAAACAAGGATTTTTCAATGCGAACTCATAAATATTAAACTATGGCAATAAAAGATTTTAAAAATATTGAAAACATCAATCTTAATTTAGATTCAACTGCACAATTAGTTAGTTCTAAAGATTTGAATGTATTTAAAACAGTAGTTAAAAATGTTACTGATTTTGGAATGTCTAAAAATGATGTTATAGAATTTAGATTATATGATTTGGCAAATAATTTATTGGAACAAACAAACGGGGTTACTGTTAGATATATTCATAAAGACGATTTAAATAGATATCTTAAAAGTGATATAGACCCTTTAACACAAGAAAAGATATTTGATATTGATGTTGAAAAATTAGTAAATGACGCCGGATATGGTAATGGTGAATTTAATGTAGTATTTAATTTTGTTAAAAACTATATTGGATTAGATGATAAAAAACAAAGAGTTTGGATACATGAAATATCACCAAGTAGAACGGAGATTCGTATTCAACCATTGATAACTACCGATATTGTACAAAATAATAAAATAACTTCTAGATATAATTCTTTTATAGATAACGCATTAGAATTAAGAGAAAATTTAAGTACAATACAAAAACAAATAGATTCAATACAATTACAAATTAGTGATTTAATTGATAATCATTTAATACAACAACACGGACCTAATTGGTTATCGGTTGTTAAAAAAGATTTTAAATTTGGAAATGATTCTCAATATAAAGCATTTAAAGAAAAAATATTTACAGATTTTAAACAAAGTGTATATAATCAATTTGATGGTAAAGAATATAAATTAGGAAGTACTAACTATGGACAATTGGCATCTCAACCATTCGATTTAGATGAATTTTATAATACAAACCAAGTTCAAACATTGTTAATAAATAGATTAAGTGATTCTATTGATTATAATATGAAAAATATTACATTTATAGATTATCCACAATCAATTAAAGATGTATTGAAAAATAAAGTAGATAATCAATTGTTACAATCATTAATAACAACTACCGCAACTTCTACTTCTAATTTAACTCAAAATAGTAAATTAACCGGTTTGGATAAAACTATTATAATTACTCCAAATAAACCAATTGAAGAAGAACCCGTTATTATTAAAATTAAACCAGCGGTAGAACCACCATTTGTAGAACAAAAGGTACCAACACCGGAACCTTTACCGGCACCTACTCCTACACGTACACCGATTGATAATGGATATAGTGGTGGTGGAGGATATAGTAGAGGTGGTGGTGGAGGTAGTGTTAGAGATGGTGATGGATTTAATACTGGCTATAATAATAGTAGAGTTGAGAGAGATTTGAATATGGAGACATTTCAATAAAATAGAATATTTATAAATAATGGCAATAAGACATAATAGACAATATAAGATGGCACTACCTGGTGATGAATTGGGAAAGGCATACGACCCTAATGGTGGATATTTAGGTGATAATTCATTGCCATATGATGGTGGATATTTAGGTGGTGGTGGTGGATATAGTGGTGGTGGAGGGTTCGGTGGTGGTGAGAGTGGATTCCCAACACCTGTTCCAACAACTCCTCCTGGAAATGATATAAAGTTATTTCTTAATAATATAAGTGAATTTAAAAATCAAGTAACATTTGATGTACAAAACAATGTGTATCAAGAAGGTGGTACACTTTTAGTTGATTCAAACAAAATTAATGATAGGTTATTCATTAAACCAATTGTAAATGATAAATTTAAAATAAAAAACTATTTTGAAGTAATAAAAACTACAATTCCGGAAAGTATTATTACAACTGAATGGGTTTCTGAATATACTGAATCTGCATTCAATTTTGATTTTGCTTCTTCTATGATGGGTGGTATGGGTGGTAATACGGGATATAGTGGATTAGGATATAATTTGGGATATTTAGGAAATCCTACCGGTGGTCGTTGGATAAATAAAACACAAACTGTTCAATCATCTGGTGTTTTAATACAAGAACTGAATATTGATGGTACTATAAAAGGTAAAGATTTTTTAAAATTACCTTTAACGCATACTTTAAATTTTGATATTGAACAAGTAAAAAAGGCAGCAGCGGTAATTACAAATACAGTTACACAGGCTATACAATTTACATCAAATTATAAGAATGATACTTTAAATAATGAAATAAATATTAAAGTTACTTCAAGTGATTTACCAAATGGAGTAGTTAATACAAAAATACAAAATGAAGTAAAGTTTACAAATTCAAATGGAGTAATTGGTCCTGTTAAAATTGAACTTAGTGGATTTGATAAATTTTTATTTAAAAATATTAGATGGCAATATACCGATAAATTCAACGAAGGCTCCGATTTAAATTTAGGTGATTTCAATATCGTAAATGATACAGTATTTAATATTGATTCTGCGACTTTTAATAGAAACATTTTAATATTAGTAGAAGTAGACCCCGATAATGCAGATTATCCTGTTTTAAATTTAGTTACAAATACAATAGAACAAAGTATTTTAGAATCAGTATATGCTTCTACAACTAATTCTAAATTAATTGATGTTAATTTTGATTTAAAAAATACGGATTTTATAAAAGTAACTACACCTTACAGACAATATAATATTGATGTAAGTGCAACAACTAAAATTCTTACTAAGATACAATTTGATTTAAAGAAAGATTTTTTAAATAATGAAGGTTCTTTTAAAATAGCATTAGTTCCATCTTCTACCTTATATGGTGATGGTGCACCACAATATGTTATTATTAAATTATCTAAAACATTTGATACACCAATAATTGATAAAATTGATTATCCAACAAATGTTTACATTCCATCCTATACATTTGGAGATGTTAACTTTAAAATATCTTTTGAATCTAAATTAGCAACAACCGTTTTAGTATATCATTCTAAAGAAGATGATAATACTGCGTTGGGCAAGTTTTCCGGTAAAGACTTTATTAGTTTAAATTATAAAGATTTAAAAAATAGAAAAATAATTAATTCACCATTGGACTTATTAATTGTTCCATATAATGGTAATATTAAAGGTGAAATAGAAAGAATAACAATTAATTTTGATGATGCGGGTATTTATGTATCTACTACTGAATTAAAGACTAGTTTATTTAACGCGATTGCTGCTAATTTAAATATATCGTTAGGAAACGAACAAAAATATTTATCTCACTTAGCATCGTTTGATATAGATGATAAAGAAATATTAATTTCTAATTGGGATATAGATTATACAACTTTTACTAAATTTAAAAAAGATAGTATTGGTAATAGTATTCCAGATGGTGAAATAAGTAAAAGTATTGTATTAAAATTATATGAAGCATTACCTGCTAATATAAATAAGAATGATACATTATGGGTATCTCGTTTAATGTCTTTACCTATTATTCAAAGAGTAGTAGTAACAAGTAAACCGGAAACCAATGCATTACCATTAAGAGCACCAAATTTTAATATAGAAGTTGATTATGTAAAAGGACAATCTACAATATACGAATCATATGATGATTTAATATTGAGTGGTAGTACATCATCTCAACAAATTGTAGATAAATTACTTTCACAAAATTTTGTAGAAACAAATAGAATCAACATAGATTATTCTAGCTTTTCTAACTTTGTAAAATATAGTAGTGTAGTTGAAAGATTAGCAAACTTTAAATACAAAAAAGAATTAGCAGAATATTACGAAGATAGAATTGTATATTTAACTGAACAAACTCAAAGTATTAATGTAGTACAAGATATTACAAAATATTCTGAAAAATTATCTACATTAGTTAGTGGGTTTGATGGTTGGGAAAATAATTTAGTAAGTGGCTCATTAATTTTTACAGCAGATAGTGCTTCTTACGAATCATTCCCTGGTGGTAGATTTAATCTATTAAGTGGTGAAAATGCATTTATAAATAATGGTACTACTTATGTTACTAATTTAAATACTACATTAAATAATTGGTATTTAGGAACGATGGATTCGGCATCGGTTTATGATAATATGAACCTAAATGCATTAAAAAATAATATCCCACAATTTATAAGTGAAGATGAAGCAAATTCGGATTACTTATTATTTTTAGATATGGTTGGTAACCACTTTGATATTCTTTGGAGTTATATTAAAGGTATGACAGACCAAAGGATGATTACTGAAACTAATTCATATGGTATTAATGATGAATTACTTTATAACTATTTAGAATCATTCAGTTGGGATGCTAAGAATTTAAATTCAAATAAAAACCTATGGGGTTATTTGTTTGGACAGGATGGAGCAGGAAATAATGTATTAAACAATGATGATGGTTATACAATTACTCCAGAACAATATACCAAAACGGTTTGGAGAAGAATTGCAAATAACCTACCTTATTTATTAAAACACAAAGGTTCTAAACGTGGTATAAAGGCGTTAATGAGTACATATGGTATTCCACAATCAATGCTAACTATAATGGAGTTTGGTGGACCGGTGGTAGATGATGCAACTCCTTCTACATTTACATACGAAACATTAAGTTCTACATTGGTACTTAATACGGGTGCATACTTAACTGCTAGTTGGGATGCGGGAATAGTTAAAGCAATTCAATTTAGAATTAAACCAACATATGATACGGTTGTAGAATTAGTAAATGGATTTGATTTTAGATTATACATAAGTGGTTCTACTAATAATCAATTGGGTAGTTTACAATTAGAATTAGAAGGTAATAATGTATTATCATCATCAGCATATTCTTTCTTTGATGGTAATTTTCATTCTATTTTAATAAATAACGATTACGATGGAAATTATTCTGCACATTACGGATATGCGGATAAAGATAGAATTGTAAAACAAGGAAGTGTAACGGGTAGTGGTATTACAGCATGGTGTGCAGATGTTGATATTAAAGTTGGTAATTTTAATGGAGAATTAGATGAATTTAGATTATGGAAAGAACCATTACAACCATCTATATTTGATTTACATATTTTAGGTAGCGAACTGATTGTAGGAAATACAATGAAAAGTTCTACTGAAGATTTATTATTAAGATTAGATTTTGAATATCCACATTCTTTATATCCAACTGGAATGATAAAGAACGTTGCACCAATTACTACATTTATGAATGATGTGAGTGCAAGTGGGTTTTATTCTGCATCTCAATACAATAGTAGTTCATCTCAACATTGGAATTATAAATACATTGATAAAGATGTAACAATTACGTTACCAAACACAGGTGCAAACAGGTTATCAAATGATAAAATCAGATTTGAATCACAAGAATTAATTAGTGATTTATCTCCGGCTAAAAGAGCAACTAAAAAATCATTTGAAACTGCTAAAATGGATTCAAATAGAGTGGGAATATTTTTCTCACCTAACAAAGATTTGGATTTAGATATTGCTAAATCATTAGGTGGTGGTAGTTTAGATGATTATATAGGTGACCCATCCGATGATTACAAAAATACTTATAAAGAGTTAGATACTCTTAGAGAATATTATTTTGAAAGAGTATCACAAAGAAACATTTATGATTTTATTAAATTAATTAAATTCTTTGATAAATCATTTTTTGTTAATCTTAAAGAAATGATGCCGGCTAGAGCAAAGGTAACCGAAGGATTATTAATTGCACCACACTTTTTAGAAAGAAGTAAACTTAAAAGAAATAAACCGACTGCAATTAATGAGCAGCACGAAGGCATAATCACCGAAACCCAAATTACAGAGTTAACAAGTACCTTTGATGCGTTTGATAGTAATTTAAGTTTATCGGGTTCATTGGAAAATATTAGTGGAGTAAACGAAGGACTTGATGCATTTTTAACAGCATCTAACGTTTATAACTTTAATGGAGAGTACGATACCTATGATGCCAATATCAATAATATTATAATAGATATAGCAAGTGGTGAATACGATACATATGAAAGTGAAATTGATTATAGAAGAAATGACCCTACTATAACAACCGAATTTGATTTATTCTCAGCGGGACAAATTGTGGGTATGGATGATAACTATATTAATTATGGGTTTAATACTTATTTCAATAATGGATATGGTAAATATCATTATGAAGAAAATGGCACATTTAAATCAAAAGGTGTTAGAGCATTTGTGGTAACAAAACAAAATACAATTCTTACACAATTAAACCAAAATGGTATAAGTGGTAGTGAAACAAATGTGGTAACATCATCTTATTCGCAAGAATTAATAATTCAAGATTTTAATACAAGTGTTGGTTTAACAATAGGTGGTAATATTATTGCAATACAAACCGCTAGTGGATATTTACCGTCTCATTATATTTATAAAGGAGAGAAACACACCGGCACACAGAACTTATTTTATAGAGGGTCTAAACAAACGGTATATACTACAATTGATGGTAAAGCAGCAGTTGAAACATTTGTAACTAATCCAACTACATTAAGAGTAACTGCACAAGGTAGAAGTAATAACGAACCAATCTTAGAAGTAGATTAAAAATAATGTAAAGAAAAAATATTTTATATATTTATAAAAGAATAATAAACAAACTATGGCATATTTAGATAACACAACAATTACGGTAGATGCTATCCTTACAAAAAAAGGTAGAGAGAAATTAGCAGCCGGACAACCTTTAGCAATTAGTCAATTTGCATTAGGTGATGATGAAATCGATTACGCATTATATGATGCAGCACATCCAAAAGGTTCTGCGTATTATGATAACGCAATTTTAAAAACACCAGTATTAGAAGCTAGTCCCGATGAAACTCAGGCACTAAAATATAAATTAGTAACATTACCAAAAAACACAACAAGAATACCACAAGTATCTTTAAATGTTACGGGTATTGCAGCTAAGACAACCGGTGGTCAATATCCAATTAATCCTTCAACATCTCCAGCTGGAAATATGAATGGTGGATATACTGCTGTTTTAGGTAATAAAAATGCAGGTAGTATTGTAGGTGCAGGTTTAACAAATGTAACTACAACAACAAATACTTTCAGTAATAGTGTAACTGCAACTGCAGAAGTTGTAAAAGGATTAACATTTACATTTATTCCTAATAGTTCATTGACTTCAACATTAACAACAACATTGACTATATTTGGTAACGAAACTGGTGGTAGTGTAACTATACCTGTAACCGTTACATATACAGTAGCATAAAAATACAATAAAAGAATATGGCAACTTTAGGTACAAATACCGGAACACAATTAACCAATGATTTAGCAACATATCTTAACCAACAAAAGCAAGCAGCTAATGGGGTTATCGATACTAATCAATTGGCGACTATTATTAATACTTATCTTACAACGGGTGAGCAATTAGTAGCAGAGACTGGAGTAACAACTAACTCAGTATATAAAAAATTCAATACAACTGATATTGTAACTGCTAAAAATGAAATCGTAACAACTGGTTTGTGGAGTAATGGTAGTGGAAGTTTAAATACTTTCTATACGGGTTCATCTACATCAATTGCAGGTATGAGTGGTTCTGCAACTGCTAATTATTATTATAATGTATATGCATCATCTAACACTGGTTCAGCAGCTGTTGAATTTTCAGTAGCATATGGTCATAAATATGGTAGTGGTTCTGCAACTTATGTAAATAATTCTAATACTACATTTGCAACAAAAGCAACGTATTATCAATATAGAGCGTTATTAACCGATACCGCAGAGACATCATTCAATTTTTATTCATCAAGTACATTAGATGGATATGCAGCAAATGAAATATATGTAATCAATATAGCTCGTTCTAATTATAGAGAAAGAATGGATGCTGGAAACTGGGAAATAAGATTAAGTGGTTCTAACGGTCTATTTACATTCATTGATAATAGTAATGAAAAATTCAATACAACTAATGCAGGTACAAACGAATATAACATCGTAAGTGGTACTTTAAATTTAGGACAAAATATTGATTCAACTATAAGCACATATACCGCATCTAATACACAAGGATTTGGTAAATTCTATCCTGATTATGGTATTTTAGTATTCAATCCTGGAGCATTGAGTTCTACGGTTGGTAGTGAATTAGCAACATCTGGTTCATCATTTGATGAGTACGAACAAAAAAGAATATTTAAATCAATTGTTGGTGGTGGTAATTTTGAAGCAAGAAGAATTGAAAACGTATCAACTGCACATTACTTTGTAAGAGTTAACAATAGAGAGTTTAACTTTTCTAATAACCCTACATTTGTAGATGCAACTGGTTCAATGTACAACCCTACTTTTAAAACAGAACCTTATACATATCCTACAACGGTTGGTTTATATAATGATGCAAATGAATTAATAGCAGTAGCTAAAACATCTCAACCAATTGCTAAATCTTTCAGTAAAGAATTATTATTGAAAGTTAAGTTAGATTTCTAAAAAAACAAACAATATAAAACTAAACCCAACCCTAAAAAAGTTGGGTTTTTGTTTAATAAGATATTTATATTAGATTATGTTAAAACAGATACCAAAATCAGATATTAATTTAAGGCCATTTAAGGCGTATAAAACGTGGGATATTGCAAATTCTACGGAATGGGTGACTACATTAACTGCATCGGGTTCTACTTCTGGTGAGGATTTATTAACCCCTACTCAATTAAATGAAAAAACATTGTATCATCAATTATATACAATGTATTATAGAGACCCTAATAATCCATTTACATCGTATGGTGATATAAAACCAACTACTAGTATAATAGATAAAGGTAAACAAAGATTATTAGTAGATAGAGCACGAGTGATTGCAATACCACAATTAAAATATGGTGAACAAATAAAACCATTTTCAATAAACATTTATGATAATGAATTAAATGAAACCATATATGATGATGGACATGGTAATTTATTATCAAATTATAGTGCATATGATTTTAAGTTAATTGATATTGAAACAGGTGTGTTTATTTTTTATGATGCAAATAATATTGAAATAGAAACTACCATATTAACATTAGATATTGAAAATAATGTATTATTTGTAGAAGATGAAGATACTTTTTATTTATTAACAATTGATGTTGAAGCAGGTACTATTAGTTTTTTAGGTATATTT